AAACAAGATTATTTACTATATGACTATGATATTATTAAGGAAACTTTTAGTAAAATACATATAATAGGCAATCCTCCATTTGGTCGTCAATCTTCATTAGCAATTAAATTTATAAAAAAATCTTGTGAATTTTGTGATAGTGTTTCATTTATATTACCTAAAAGTTTCAAAAAAGATAGTTTAAAAAAAACATTTCCATTAAATTTTCATCTTATATTTGAAATAGATTTACCAGACAAATCATTTTTAGTAGATGGTGTAGAACATAATGTTCCTTGTATATTTCAAATTTGGGAAAAAAAACCGACTAATAGAGTTGTAAATGAAAAATTAGAACCAGTAAATTTTATATTTGTTGAAAAAACAGAAAATCCAGATATATCATTTCGTCGTGTAGGTGTTAATGCTGGAACAATAGATAAAAAAATTGATGAAAAAAGTATTCAATCACATTATTTTATAAAATTTACAAATGGAAAATCTATAACTGATAATATGAATAAATTATCTACAATTATATATGATTTTAACAATACAGTTGGTCCTAAATCAATATCAAAACAGGAATTAATATTTAAATTCAATCCATTATTAGAATGTTAATTAAAGCATGAAGTAATAATATTCTGTAAATTATTCAAATAACATAATGTATTATTTTCAAACCCAATTTCAAATAATTTGTATGCTTTATTTTTTTTGCTTTTAAATAGTATTTCATTACAAACAACACATAATAACTTACTATTTTCGTTATTATGTTTATTATTTTCTATGTATTTTGAACCTCTGTTAAGTTGCTGTCCTCCTCCCCATAAATCTAATTGGTTCATACCAATAATAATTTTATTAGTTGATTTTTCTAAAATATACCAATCTGGTATTTCAGTAGTAAAATGTCCTTCACATTTTTTTTCAAAACAAATTTCAAATCTCTCGGTGGCTAATGATAATTTTGTAATAAATTGTTTTACTATATTATTAAACTTATTTCCTCTTATAACTCCTTTTGTTCCTGCTGGTATTAGTTGTAATAAATATTCTTGTATTATTTTTTGTTTTGTTTCTTCGTCAATATATTTTCCCAATACATCACTCAATTTTTTTATTTTATTTTTAACAGAATTACAATCTTTATATTGACACATTAATTTTGCGTCAGTTAATTCTTCCAAAGTTTCATAACAAACTTCTTGTTTTATTCTTAGGTTAATATCTTCCATAGATAATTCAGGTTCAATAACGAGTTTAACTTTTTGGTCTGTCATCGTGTAATATTATAATACTTATATATTTAAGTATTTCATTTCAATTTTTTATTTAATCAATTTTATAGAAAAATAATTTAATAATATATATGCCTACACATAAAAGTAATGATTATCCCTTAAGGGTAACAGCAGTTCAATATTATTTAGTTGAAGATAAAACACAAGAAGAAGTTTGTAAAATATTCAAATGTTCCCCAAGAAGTTTAATGCGTTGGGTCAACCAATATAAAAGTGAAGGTAATGTTAATATTCATTACAGAAAACCAGTTGCTTATAAAGTCAAAAAAGAATATGTTAAGTTTTTAGTTGATGAAATAAATAAAAATAAAACAATTACATTACACGAATTAAACCAAAAACTTAATGACAAATACAAAGATGCTAATTTATCTACAACACAGATTTTTATAGTTATTAATGATAATAATATTACTTTGAAACTTACAAGAATTAGACACGAACCAGTAAAACGATTTGGTAAAGATATAAATATTAATTCTAAAATAAAAGGGTTTTATGACGAAGTAAAAAAATACAAGATAGAAGATATTATTTGTATTGATGAAACAAGTATAAAATCATTACAAAAAAGAAATCGTTGTTATAGTAATAAAGGTAAGCGTTGTGTAATAAAAACACAATCCCAAGAAGTATTCAAAAAATATACTGGTGTATTTGCTATTTCTGTAAATGGTGTTGTAAATTGGGATTTGTATGAAAAAGGTGGTATAAATACAGATAGATTAATTGAGTTTTTAGAGCATAACATTACAAGTAAATTACGAAATAAATTAATTATTTTGGATAATGCTTCCGCGCATAGAAACGAAAGAATAAAAGCATTAGTGAATAAACACAATAATTTAGTATATGCTGTTCCTTATCAGCATTTTACAAATTCCATAGAAAATTATTTTAGTATGCTAAAATCACGATTACAAAAATTAGAAGGATTAAAATATGAGAACCTAAAAGAAAATATCCAAAAGGTAATAAGTGAAATACCGAAAGAAAAATATGAAAATATATTTAAGGGTGCTTATGAAAGACCAGAAAAATATATTTCAAAAAATAAAACAAGAAAAATAAAAAAGAATTATAAATGATTTTTATATGATTTAGACTATATAAAAATCGGCGTTTGAAATGTAAAAAGGTGTAAAGGTAAAAAAGGTGTCTGCTTTTGATGAATGTAGACAAGTCACTTTTTTCATGTTTTTCAATTTGATTTTCGATTTTAAAAAATTACACACAGTATTTTTGTGTGTTTTTTTTATTTTTGAAAATAGGATTGGAAAAAGCATGAAAATGTGTTTTAGAGCATAATGCTCTCATTTTCGTTTTATACTGAAAATATTTGTTATGACATTTTTTTTGGTTTTCTGTGTTTTTTATGCGAAAGTATTTAGGGATTTTTATGTAAGTCTATATTATACTTACAATGGCTGACATTTCAATCCCCAAAATCCCAAAAGAATATACATGTAAATATTGTCACTATTATACATGTAATAAAAAGGACTATAATAAACATATATTGACACTGAAACATCAAAATGCTTACAACAGACTTACACAATGTCCCCAAAATCCCCCTAAACAATCCGACAGTATATTCGAGTGTAAATGTGGAACTACTTACATTCATAGACAAAGTTTATATAAACATCAAAAAATCTGCTCTATAGTTAAATGTACGATGAGTAATAAGACCACTGAATTTCATGTAGATAAAGAACTTTTGATAAAGATGCTCTTGAAGAACCAAGATGTAATGGAAAATGTAATATTGAAGAACCAAGAGGTCATGGAAAAGATGATGGAAATAATGCCAGCATTAGGTAATATAACAAACAATACGACGAATACAAATAGCCATAACACCACTAACAACCAGTTTAATATTCAAATGTTTTTGAATGAGCATTGTAAGAATGCTATGAACTTGACAGATTTTATAGAGTCATTGCCTATTACGGCCGCAACCTATGATAGCACTATTGAAAATGGCTTAACCAAAACAATAACAAATATGATAACGAATGGCCTAAGTAAGCTAGATATATTAGAAAGACCCATACATTGTACGGATGCTACAAGAAAAACTCTATACGTGAAGGAATCAAACATATGGGAAAAAGATACAGAATTGTTGAAAGTAGTAGCAGGTATAACAAATCTAATAAGAAAGAAAAGAACATTGATTAGTAAATGGAAAGAAGCGAATGATGGATGGGATACGATAGAGAGAAAACAAATAAAATTCACAGAACTGGTTTGTAATATCATGACGGACATAGAATACGATGAAAAGGAAACAGGAAAAGTTGTCAGGTCAATAAGTAAAACTGTATACTTGGATAGTGAAGACAAGAAAAAGTATATATGCTGAATAAATATGTTTACATAAGAACGAAAATATATTTATTGTGTCTGGTGAATTATCCTCCAAAAACGACAAATCCATATAAAAAATACGCATTTTTACTTTTCTGGACATTGATTAACCTGTTTATTTTACCCTACATGACCTAGCTATATTTATTATAGTTGTTATCCATTCTTTTTTATGTAGACATCCCCTACATATGTAGGGGATGTTTTTACACCTTTTTACATTTCAAACGCCGATTTTGTCTAAAATGTAAATTGTATTTTATTGAAATAATTTAGGAATAACTAATTTAGTTATTTTTTAGTTAAACAATATAAAATAATATTTGTATATATTATAATAACTAAAATGGTTAATTATAGTTGCGACAAATGTTATAAAACTTTTACCCAAAAATCACATTATACTCAACATCAAAAACGAAAAAATATGTGCGAAAATAATGCCGATAAAATTAAGGTCTTAATTGATAAAGCAGTTGAAGACAAACTTAATACTATATTACCTGATAATACACTTATAAATAAAGAAAAAATTGAATTAAATATGATAAATAATAATAATGTAATAAACCAACAAACTACACCTAATATGGAAACTAAACAAACAAAAGGATTAAATCGTAATAATATTGATAAATATTATACAAAGGATATTGTTGTTGAGTTATGTTTAAATAACGTTAAAAAATATATACAAATAAATCCTGATGAATTGATTATAGAACCAAGTGCTGGTAATGGTTCTTTTATTACAGGTATTAAATCAATAACGAGTAATTTTAAATTCTATGATTTAGAACCAGATAATGATGAAATAATAAAACAAGATTATTTACTATATGACTATGATATTATTAAGGAAACTTTTAGTAAAATACATATAATAGGCAATCCTCCATTTGGTCGTCAATCTTCATTAGCAATTAAATTTATAAAAAAATCTTGTG